GTAAGTCGTTATAAAGTGCCGTTCCCAATATCGGCAAAATGATATTTCGTTGAACTCTTTTAATAGCCGGTAAAATCAACTGCGTATCAACATTGGCATTAACTGTTGATTCTCTTAAATAGGTGTCCGCTTTTATTATGTAGGTAAATGCCATTATTGAACTGTTTTAATTACTACTAAATTCCATTCGTGTCTGCATTGCGGATCGTGTTCGCCGTCATGTGTCCACCAACCTCCGCCCCTGTCAAATACATCATATCCTAATCTATCAGAAAAGGATTGAATCTTTTGAGCATCGAAGTAAGAGTTTGAACCTATTACAGCTTTACAGAAATCTCTTGTAGTGTCGATAATATCAGCACCTTCAGCTACACTTCTTTTTACATAATCATAAACGACTGATAGCTTTTCGTTAAAGGGATTTGTTTTTTCAACTATCTTTTTATCAACCTTCCATTCATTTTCAACTTGCTTCAAACTACCATCTTCTTTCAATCTTTTAACAGTTGCTTTTACATCAGCTTCTGAAATCGTTAAGGCTTTAGCTATATCCGCTTCTGAAATGTTTGGATTCTTAACTAAGATATTCACAATGTTCTGTTCAATGGTAGTAGTGTTGAACTTCATACACAAACAGTTTTCGTATTGCCGTTTCGCATCTTCAAAGTTCTTACCTGTAAAAGTTTGGCGGTGTATAACATCACCTTTTTTTTCAATCGCACATTCAGAAATAAACAATTCAGATATTTCTTTTTCTGATAAGGTTTTTTTAAAATTAGCTTGTGGCACTTGTGGCACTTGTGGCACTTGTGGTACTACTTCTATTTTCGGAAGTCCTAATTTTTCTCTCAGTTCATCCTTTGTCATTACACTAACATAAGTCGCCTCACTCCATGTAACTCCAATTGGTTCAATCGGTTTGATCTTAAGAACAGGAGGTAATCCATTAACCTGTAAAAGATTATTAAACACTCTCGTTATTACATCTTGCTTGTAAACTATATATGTTTTATAAAAGTGTTCCCACGCTTCAAGTAATTCAGTACGCCCTCCTAATTGTCCTTCGGTTTTAATACCAAATAACATTCCGCTTGTTATCTTATGACCTGTGAATATTTCCTGCTGAACAGTTTTGTTAAGTATATCGAATTGCTTGTCTAAGTCTGATGGTTGAAGGTTTAAAAGTGTAGGCTGGCTTTCTACTCCATCACTAAAAGTAACCACCACACGCCCTGCATTATCGCTTCCGGTGTGTTTCTGTTTGAATCGTGCCGTTATTGAATCTTGAATGTCTTGATCGGGGACTGTCATTGGGAAGTTAAGCAAGTAACCACCCCAAAAATTGTTTTCAATGTTGTTTCTGTGAAAATTAGCAATGGAATAATCACAAACTATGTAAGGAATAGCACCTATATAATCAGGTAAAGTATATGTTTGAACTCCAGGACGATACTCTTTTACATATAAAATCTGTTTCCCTTTTGGTTTGTTTACATCGAAAGCATCAAACACTTCCCAATCTTCATTCTGTTCGGGTTTAATCTTAATCCAATCCTTTGTATAGTAAAATTTACTATTGTCTTTATTACTTCTAAGATAGTTAAATGGAATATGATTTACTGAAGCTATCTTTTTGCCGCCCTTCTCCCAAATGATTTCAAGAAAGAATCCGCCGCAAATCATATAATCTAAAGCTACTTGTCTTAGTACATCATTTGCCGTTTCGTAAGAGTTGATATTTTCTAACCATCCTTCAATCTTTGCTGAGGTATTCGCATCTTCTATTTTATCAGTAGTCCAACCTTTACCGAAAATGTAATTCGCTTTACCTGTTATGATTGCGTTGTTCTTTGCGGACCTGTCAAAGCATTGAATTAAGAAGTCCCCGTAACGATTATTAAATTCTAAATTCTCATCGCCACCATAAATTACCCACTCCTTACCCTTTATTTCTTTGAAGATAGGAACTTTGTAAACATCCAATTGGATGTTCATTATATTCCTTTCTGTAAATTGCGTTGGTTTTTTCATCCTTGATAAACTGTTGAAGTAGTTGGGTAGCCGGTGTAAGTAGTTGTTGAAACTGATGGAAGTGGATAGGTTAATTTTCCTACTTCTAAAATCCCTTGCGTTAAAGTGTAATCTAAATTGGTTGAACTTGTTTGCTCGTAAATATAGTAGTGAAATAAACCTGATTCAGTTACATTAATTTCAGCATCTGTATTATCAGGCGAAGTCATTTGAGTAACTTGTAATCGATTATACCTTTCGGTTTCTGTACTTGAATCGGGAACTATACAACTAAACTCTTGATTCGTTTGGTCGTGAACTATCCTTAATAAAAAGTAAGGGTTAGTGATTGTAACCTTTTCACTTATAGTAACTATAAAGGTGTTAATACCTGATTGCATCCATAGCATACTAATAAGAGTAAGAAATATTAGAATGTTATTAGGTGCCTGACATATTCTTTTTCTTCGTCGCTTAATTCTATTCGCTTTTTCTTGTACTGACTGAACTTCCATACATTTAATTCAGTCTTTATATCTACCATAACACATTCATTAATTATAGTCCTCTCATATCCTTTTTCTTTTATCTTCTTACCGCTTATCATGTCGCATCCTGTTTCTTGTTCGTCTAACCAAAGAAGTCCAGTCTTATTAATTACCTCCCGATGAACAAATCGCCCACAACCGATAATGCCTCCATGTGGTTCTTCAATTATATACTTCATCGTGTCGCCTGTTGCTAAGTGATGAAAGTAAATTCTATCAAATCCAAAGTAAGGATTAAGATTTTCTATTAATGGATTTATTAACTGCCATGAATCAGGATCTATAATATCATCATCACCCATAATCATTAAGTAATCCCAATCAAATTTTAAAGCGAACTCCAAACCCCTGTTCCATTTATAACCAGGTGTTTTGTTTTCTGCATACACAAACTCAATTCCATTCTCAATACATATCTTTTCGCTTTCGGGTTCTGAAATACAAGCGACTAATAAAATATCGTAGCTACTATTCTTTGCAAAATTAGTAATTCCTTTTGCGTACATCTCACTTATTGAGTGTCGCTTATTCATGCAGGTAAGAATACAAATCTTCATGGCACAATATTAAATAAAAAAAGCCGCTCATGGCGAACGGCTTTAGAAATGGAGAACTAACAAAGAATTATGTTGCCGGTTGAATTATAATCGGAATCAAAGAGTAAAGTACTTGTCTTGCTTTCTGTGATTCTGCTCCTGTGAAACTTAAATCCCATCCGTTTAAATCACTTACATTTTTTCCTGAAGTGTATTTTGAACCATCAGCTAAATCAAGTCCTCTAACCTCACCAAGTAACCAGTAGTAAGGATGAGATGAAGCATCTGTGTTCATATCCTTTACAATAGCTACTAAAGTATTCTGCGCAAGTAATTGAATTTCATTTCGCTTATTGGAATCTCTTTTAAACAAACGAAGCTTTAAAGACTGATCCCATCCGAAAGTTCCATTCTCAGCTACTGTTTTAAAGTTTTCTTCCCATTCAGAAGTTTGCTTCAATTGAGCATACTCCCAAAATTGAGTGCCTACATCCATCGAAAGAGTAAGTATTGAACCGTCATTATCGTAAGTAATGGTGTCGATATTAGCCAACTCAGTTAAGTAAACTGTGGCAATACCTCCTGTATTATCTCTACAAGTTATTCCTGAAAGTCCTTGAGTAAGTGCGCAAGCCATATTTTATGAATTAAGGGGGGTTTTTACACCCCCCGATGATTTAAGATAAGTTAGTGTATTTCACGATTTCAGAAGGAAAAGCAATCTGCCATCCTCTGCGCATATTGAAAGAGTAACGATTCACTCTGTCATCTTTTGAGTACCAAAGTTGAGCGTTGTTTTCATCGCTGACGCTGTCAAATCCTAAGTGCATATTGCGTGATGGCATCATCATTATCATTGATAATTCAGAAGCGTCAGTCAATCCATCCAATCCATGAACGGCTTTGATTTTGTAAGGAGTATTCTCTAAGCGACACTCACCATAAGTTCCCAAATCGAACATATTGTAAAGGTTGTCAGTAGAGATTTTATTCATATACATATCGAAAACATCATAACCTACGAACAATCTCATCTCAGGATTTCCTTTCAATGCTGATGGTACTGCTTTAGCCATTGCACGAACAATTGTACGGATGTTGGTTTCTGAAACCGCTAAAGTTCCTTCAACTGATGAAGTAACAACTCCTGAAGCTGCTGCCACCAATGTAGCCAAACCATCATAGTAGTTAGAACCTACTGTTCCGGTCCAGTCAGTTGATTCCAAATCAGCCTGAATCTTATTCATTATTTCCATAATGATTTTTTCAGGGATCGCTTCTTCGGTGTAATCTTGACCGGCTTTCAAAAGTAACTGAGTCCACTTAGATTGAAGTGTAGCTAAACACAAATCCTCTTCATACTTCAAAGCACCCGTTGTAAGGATTCTTTGAGTGAAGGTAGTTGTACCACTTGCGTTATAAGCGCAAGTTCCGCCCGATTGGCGAACAGGGGCAACAGTCAAAAGCTGTAAGGCTTCTGCTGATTTAATATTAGGGTGCAACTCCGCAAACCCTGCTGTTTCACCTTTGAATTGCATAAGTGATTGGAGCGTGGTGTTTTGCTCATTCACATAATTAGTAAGACTTGATACTACAAAACTCATGTTGTTATTTTTTAGGAGTTAAATTTTTCAGTGTATTTGCTAAAATTTTCATGTCCTCATACTTCTTTTCTTCTTGAAGTTTGAAGGCGTTTTTCTTTTCTTCAACTGGCTTTGCAGCCGGTTCTTTTGTTAATGTTTCAACTACTGTAAACAGTTTAGAAATTGAATCAACTAACTTTGCATTCTCAGCTTTCAAGTCATTTACTTGAGTAGTGAATGTTGTTGTCAATTCTGTTGCGTCAAATTCTTTGAAAGCGGATAACTTAGCTTCAAGTGCTGCTATTTGATTCATGATTTCT